CCTGTTACCCACAATTAACCGCCACCAATAAAGTACTGCCTTGGAACAAAGCGCACTGCTGCCCGGTCCTGATCCTCATTGGCTGCGTTATTCCACGCCTCGTCATATTGGGCTTTCAAAACGTCCAGACGGCTTAACCCCTCCGGTACTTTCAAAGCAATATAGTACGCCAAACCTGCGGCCAAACAAGGGACAAAACGAAACGGCACATCCATAGTCTTGGTACCACCATTACCTGCATCCTGAATACGGCGCATGCGCCAGTAAACGAACTGGTAGGTGTTGGCGCTGTCTGGGGTTGGCCAGACCGTGATGCTCTGCTTTTGAACGGCGTGTATGGCCGCGCTTACCGAGTGCGCTGCTGCCGTTGTGTTGTCCTGTCCGCGTGTGCAGTTAAGCAGGTACGCTGGGTTGCCATTGGCCGCAGGCTGGGTCTCATTAAACCCAATCAACTCTGTGCCAATCCGAATAAAGCCCGCAGTAGGAATGCCTACCAGTGAAGTTACGGGGATGGTTGTGTCCGTTGCCGATATGCCTGCCTGTAATGTGCCAGCAAGTAAGGACTCACTACCAGACAAACGTTGCATCCAGACCTGAATTGGACGGCCTTGGGTTAGTTTGTTTGGGATGGTGGCGTAGGTCGAGACAGAGATCCGCGTAATCGTGAGATCAGCTTGGTTATTAGGCTGATTAGCGTTGGTGCGAATAACGTGGTCAAGCAGATCAACAGTATCGTCGGGAAGTGCATACGTTGGTTGCCCCTGCGTCAGAATGATGGTGTTTTGCTCGAACGTCCACATGTTCACGCCACGATTTGCCCAATCGGCAAACAGCAGATTCAAAGAACGACGCGCTGTTTTAAGGTCGTAACCAGTACGCAGTTGGCTTCCGGCGCGTTCAAACGCCTCCTCAACCATTTCGTTGAGGTCAAGATTAAAGCTGGCTGTACCGGACGTTGTCATTGGTTACCTGTATCCCGCTGTTTTCTTGGCTATGCCCTTGGGCTGCTTAACAAATTGCTTGCCTGCTGCCTTCCCTACCCGCTTTGCCTTCGTAGTGGCTGCATACTCGGCTGGGCTTAACGCCTTGATTGCCTTCTCCGGCAAATACCTCTCGCCGGTCTTTGACGATGGCTTTCCTGACTTTGTGGTCCATTTCTGGTCTCCCCAGTCTTTCAAGCTTTGCTGTGGCGCTTTCAATCTTTCGCGTCCTCTTTTTCCAGCAGTTCGGCATCTATCTGCTCATCCGTCATGGCATCGCAAGTGCATTCACCCGCTACGTCAATCAAGCAGTCTTCCACGTGTTCAGCCACGATATCCTCCACCTGCTGCTTTATACTTCTTAGCCACTAACTGCGCCTTGCGGGCGCTCCATTGACCTGCACCGGTACCCTGAGTTGCTGCGGCTTTCACTTGGCTTACGATTCGCTTACGCATTTCGGGTTTGGTGTAATTACCAGCAGCGTTAACCTTCCCACCTTCTTTGTACTGTGTAAAGTCGGTGTCATCCCGGCGGGCTTTCTTCTGCCCACCGGGCATCTTGGAAGGGTTAATTGCACCCATACCACGCGAGGCCATCATTAGCACATCTTCCCGCGAGTTTTACCACGCTGGGCGATACCATCTGCACGGGAGGAAGCAGAAGAAACTTTACCGCCTGACTTCATGCCCTCGTCCTTTTTTTCACCCTTTGTCAGACGATTTAGGCCCGCATACGCTGCTGCTTTTGGGACTTTAACCATCATTGTATCTGCGGCAGAGCCAAGCCCTTTAGCCGCATTAATGGCGGCAGAGCCATACTTACCTTTTTTAATATCTTTAGCTACTTCGTCACCATATTTGCGGGTGACAGCTTCAGATTCTTCAACCTGCGCCGCCTGATTCGGGGAGTATTTCCTAATTTTACCCATCAAGCTATCGTCTTTATCAGCCATTACAGTCTCCTATTAGCAGGTACGCCCGCCAGACTTCATCTTGGTCATACCGCCTTTTTTCATGCCGGTCGAGCCAGCCATCTTGACCATTGTGCCCTTGGTTTTACCCTTGGTAGCAACACCGTCACGGCTTGGAGCAGCAGTTTTCACAGCGCCCATCGATGTCATACCGCCCGAAGCCATCTTCTTTACTTTGCCGCCTTTTTTCATACCGCTCATTGCCGTACGTTTTGCTTCATCGGACTCTTGTGAGCGTGCTTTAGATCCTGACATTGGTTTGACTGGCATACCGCCTCCTGATTTAGTGAACTCTTTACCGACCGACGTTGGTACGCCGACTTTTTTTGCAAATTTAGGATTGTTAGCCACGGCTTGCATAAACCGTTCTTGCTTGTTAGATACGGCGGGCATTAAGCACTCCATTTACCGGAGATAAACCCAACCAGTGCGGATATGCCACTGGCCGCACCGCCTGCCCACATCAATACTTTCCAGCCGCCTCTTGCCTCAGACAGCGTCTTGTTTATCTCTTCAATAGACTTACGAATAGCCGCCACATCCGTCTTCATGGCGTCCATGTCATCTTGCAGATGTTTAATGTCGTTGGCGTGAGTTGCAAGTTCCCGCGCTGTCTCTATTTCAGGTACGCTCATCTCAGCACTTCCAAGCCCTAAGTGATTTATTGATACGGCTGTTTGGGTCGTTGGCTGTCTTCGACGAAGTCAGCTTCTTTTTCATCCCAGACATCCGCGCACAGAATGATTTCTTACGCGAGCCACCTTCCGGCTGGGGGGCTTTCAACCCCGGCTTCCCCGGATTCGCTGCGTTGTAAGAAGCTCTCCCTTTGGCGTTTAGACCACCCTTGGGATTTTTGCCCTCTTTGCGAGTCCATGCCGGGGACTTAGCCATAAATCACCGTAATACCAAGGGGGGCAACAGAAACTGAGGTGTACCAAACACCGTTCGGGAACAAAATACCTTCACCCGGCAGGATTACGTTGGTCATGTTTGAGTTTGACCCGGTGTCCAGTTCAAGCAGCAGATTGCCGCCCGAAGCATCCAGAAACCGAGCCTTACCCGCACCTGCACCGCCAGTAATGACCACGGACTTAATCCGAACACGGCCAGAAATAAGGGCTTGGTTTGTCTGCGTCCCGCTCGTAGTAACAGCTTTAACGTCATATTGCATAGCCATAAGGCCTCCTCAATTAGACGTTTTGCTGACCAACCAGTGGGTCTGCGACAAAGTAAGTAATGAAGCCACCAACAGTACCGGCACCCGAAGTGTCGTCACGCGAAGTTACGTAAGCCATCTCGGTAGACGCGGTAAGAGCCAAACCAGCAGTAATCACACCCGCAGCAGCAACAGAGAGGTTGTTGGCGATAGCCGCTGGAGCAGCCGTGCTAGAAGTAAAACCAGTCGTGCCGATATCAATAGAGCCAGCCCCCGCGTCGTTAATTACGACAGACAGGACCACAGCGCCAGCAGGCAGGATTAGGTCAGGAGCGCTAGCAGCCGAGGAGATTTTGACGTTGCCAGCCGCAGAAGCGTCAGCAATATAGAATTGAGCAGCCATGACGCCGGAGCCACAATATGCGGTACGAGTTTGATCGCCGCCGCCCGAACGCCAAATGCTTTGGGTAGTAGAAAGTGCCATTTAAATTGTCCTCACATGCGAGTTAAGTGCGACGATATGCATGTAACAGGCCGGGAGCCATTCGTTCGCACCGGTATTCCCGGAGTTACTGCTTTATATACCAAAAAAGGGGGGCAGTAAAGCCCCCCTTCTCATTACGCGCCTTGTGAGCCGTACATGCCCAGTGGGTCGGAAAACCCAAAGGAATATCGCTCACGAGCCTTGTAACGAACGTTGCCTGTATCGAAATCACCATCCATTTTTGTATCCAGCGGAGCACGAATGAAATGCTTCATGCCGTTTGGAACATCAGTGGTCAGGAACCAAGCATTGGTGTCGGTCAGCCAGTGGTTAATGGTGTAACCCTCTGGGATCGAACCGTTGTTCTTGATGGCGTTGATATCGTTGTCGTTGGTACCGACACGCAGGTTGGTTTCGAGCAGACGAGTTGCAATGAATTGCAGGCTCGGCGGAACGATCAGCTTACGTGGGCGGGCTGCAATCAACAAACCACGTTCGTCGGTCCACGCAGCGATTTGAATCACAGCGTTTTCCAGCGAAGTTTCGTTCAAGTCAGCGGGGGTCGAAGGGATATTCGAGTTAACGCCGCCAGAGACGAGTGGGTGAGAAGCCGAGAACAGAGCAACGCCGTCACCGCCAGCGTATTGACCGCCAGTGAAGCCGTTGTTCAGAATCGCAGCCGCTTTGACCTGCTTAGTGTAGGCCATTGAACGAGCCAGCGACTTGGTATAACGAGCCGACAGGCTGTCATACAGGTTATCTTCAATCGCTTCTTCAGTGATCGAGAAACCTTGTGCGATGGTCTCGTGGTTGTAGCGAGCAGTCCAAGCTTCCTGCGCATTGTCATAAGCAATCGCAGAGCCTTCGTTCTTGACTGGAGCAGCCGAGAACGAA